TTTAAATTTATAGTTCATCATTTATTTTCTTCTTTCTATTGACATCTTTAGCATAATATATATATTGATGTCAATGACAGAAAGCATAAATTACGGAGATATAAAAAGTAATAAACCTACGGTGTATGTTTTACAGGAATTGCCAGGCACAAAAGCTGGTACTCCTAAAATAAATATTATGAGTGCTTCTCAGTATGGAAATTTTAAATTTCTATTACCAGAGTTTTCACAAATAATATTTTCTCCTGGTCCTATAGTTTTTAAATTAAGAAGACTTTTAAAAGATATAAGATCTACGGATTATTTATTGCTGACTGGCGACCCGGCTATCATTAATATATCAGGAGCAATTGTTTCTGAAATTACTAATGGTAAATACAATCTATTGAAGTGGGACAAACAAGATAGAGTGTATTATCCGGTCCCAATAAACCTACACGAGAAAGGAAATACAGATGAGCGAGATCAACTTTGAGAACGATGCGAGAGGAGACCTTGATTCAGTTAACGAAGGCAAAAAGTTATCTGACCAAGTAGTAAAATTACAGGACCTAGAGGATCAGGTAGTTTTAAAAGAACACGAGCTGAAAGAGTTAAAGAGAAAAGCAGAATTGTTATCAGGAGAAGTGATTCCAACAATGATGCAAGAAATGAATATTTCTACATTAAAATTAGCAGACGGATCTTCAGTAGAAGTAAAACCCGTCTACGGTGCTTCCATTCCTATAGATAAAAGGGAAGGAGCATATAACTGGCTTCGAGAGAACGGCCTAGGTGACATCATTAAAAATGAAGTTACCGTTGCTTTTGGTCGTAACGAGGACAACAAGGCAATCGCTTACGCGACCCTTGCACAAGGTCAAGGATATCAACCTCTCCAGAAATTAAAGGTTGAACCTATGACACTTAAAGCATTAGTCAGGGAGCGTCTTGAGTCTGGACTTGAGATGCCTTCTGATTTATTCAACATGTTCACAGGCAACAGAACAAAAATAACAAGGAGCAAATAAACATGAACCAAGTAGCAGAAAAAAAGACTGCAGGTCTTCCAGCAAATGTGTTTGAAGAAGATGCAGCAAAAGGTTTGGGTAACATAGGTCAACAAGATCTAGCCCTACCTTTCTTAAAAATCCTAGGACAGTTATCACCTGAAGTAAATAAAAGGGATGGTAAATATGTTGAGGGTGCTGAACCAGGAATGATATACAATTCTGTTTCAGGCGAGTTATATGATGGTACGAAAGGCATTAATGTCATTCCTGCTTATTATAAACTTGAGTACGTTGAATGGAAAGATAGAGGAGAAGGTGCAGGCGGACCAGTTTCTGTACATGACTCTTCATCTGACATCATGTCTCAAACAAAAGCTGATGCAAACTACAAAGACAGATTACCTAACGGTAATTATGTTGAGAAGACAGCATCTCATTTTGTAATTATCACAGGCGACAGTCCAACGACTGCGTTGATATCTATGAAATCTACTCAATTAAAAATTAGTAGAAAATGGAATTCAATGATGTCGGGTATTAAACTAAAAGGTAAGAACGGGTTATTTACACCGGCATCTTTTAGCCATATTTACAGACTAAAAACCACACAGATGTCTAATGACAAAGGTACATGGTTTGGTTGGGATGTAAGTAAGGCAGGACCCATAACGGACACTAGTCTTTACCAACAAGCAAAGACGTTTAGTGATAGCATTTCTAAAGGAAGTGTTAAAGCTAAGCATGGTGAAGAGAAACCGAAAGGGTCTGCGTCTCATTTCTAGTTCCTTTACAGGAAACATGCATGTGTAGGCCGTTTGGGAGACTGTACGGCCTACGTACAAGATAATTATGAATGAATATATAAAAATATTTAATGGCTACAGGCATGCGTATGGAATCGCAGATTGGACCAATGCCACCGTAGACCCAGAAAGCGGAAAGAAAAAACCTGATTATAGATGGACTTACGAAGAGTTTACAGATCAAATATATAGAGACCATTTAAGTGGAGAAAAATCTGTAGGTGCACAACCTACAAATGAGAACGGTGATGCTAAGTTTGGTGTTATCGATATTGATCCTAAAGAGTATGAAGGATTTAACAAACAATTTTATCTAGAAACTATTCAAGAATACAACCTACCTTTAATACCTATTGAATCTAAAAGCGGTGGGTTACATTTATATTTATTTATGGCAGAGTTTGTACGATCTACATTGGTGGTATCATTCTTAAGTAATCTATTACCTTTATTTAATCTTAAACCAGACTGTGAGATATTCCCTAAACAAACACAGCTGACCAAGGATCCGGAAACGGGGATCATGAAACCAGGACAATTTATTAACTTACCTTATTTTGAAAGCCAGAAACGTAAAGCAATTAATATAGATGGTACGTTTTTTACATTAGAACAATTTATAAAAGTAGCAGAAGCTAACTTAACTACAGGAGAAGATTTAAAAAGAATTACAGATGACATGGAAGTTAAGTCTATGGAAGGTGTTGATGAAGAGTTTACAGAAGGTCCGCCTTGTTTATCTTTGTTATCTAAAGTTACAAATAAAAAAGGTTTTGATGGTAAGGACAGGTTTATGTACAACTATCATGTGTTTGTTAAGATGAAGTATCCAGACAGTTGGCAGCAGAAAGTAAAGAATGCACCAGTAAAATACTTTGAGACAGTGCATGCCAATGCGTGGGATCAACAAACATTAAACGCTAAACTTAGATCTTGGAATAAATCTGATAAGGGTTACACCTGCACACAGAGTCCTATCAGTGAGTATTGTAAAAAAGGTGTGTGCGTACAGAAAAGGTTTGGTGTGTTAGCGGGATCAAAAGGACAGTATCCTGTGTTAACTAATTTAAGAAAGATTGATATAGATCCAGATCCTGAATATGAATTTGATGTAACTATACCCGACGGTATTGGTAAGGCAACGGTGCATTGTAGAACTATTGAGCATGTTACAGACCAACGTAAACGTAGGAATTCTATAGCCAAAGCTGCAGGATTTCCACCACCAATTATAAAGTCTCCAGAAGATCAAACAATACTGGAATCATTATTTAAAACACAAACAACAATTAATCCTCCTATAGGCACATCACCTAAAGAAAAATTACACGACATACTACACGCAAAAATTAACGGACCTAAAGCTATGAATGATGCCAGCTTTAAATCAGGTACAGTATTAATAGAAGAAGGCTACGCATATTTTAAATTTGATAAATTTTACGACAGACTTAAAGCAAAAAACTGGAAACATGGAGAAGATAAGACAGGTGTTATGATGAAAAAGACATACAAAAAATGTGACATAGAATTTTTAGATCAAAAAAGATACCCCGCAAAAGAAAAAGGTAAATACAATACATCTACAAAGAATGTTGTAATGATAAACATAGATGAGTTTGAAGAGTTACCTATCAACCACACTAAATTAAAACATGATACGGAGATAATGTGATTAGAAAAATACTCGGGCCTCCGGGAACAGGGAAAACTACAAAACTTATCAAGTATGTAAATACTTTCTATAAACTTGGTACACCATTAGATAAGATAGGTTACTTTGCTTTTACAACTAAAGCAGCTAACGAAGCTAGAGATAGAATGTTAGATAAACACAGAGCTCTACAAGAAAGAGATTTACCTTATTTTAAAACACTACACTCTTTGGCTTTTAATAGTTTAGGTTTAAAGAAAAGTAATGTTATGCAACCAGAGCATTACGAAGACATAGGTAAAAAATTAGGAATAGAAGTATCTGTTTATGCAAACGGTCAAGAGAAGACAGGCTTTGTAGATTCAGATAGTGAATACTTTAACATTATTAATGCAGCAAGGATCAAGGAAGTGTCTGTTGTACAAGAGTATAATACAGGTTTGTATTCAGACAATATAGATAAGAGACAGTTAAAAATTTTAAAAGATGAAGTAGACAACTACAAACAAGCATATGGTCTGGTAGATTTTACAGACATGATTGAAAAATTTAATGAGTCTAAATTGTGTCCAAACTTTGACGTTGTTTTTGTTGATGAAGCACAAGACTTATCACCTATACAATGGAGAATGTTTGATTTATTAAAAAAACAATCTAAACATATTATTTTAGCTGGCGATGACGATCAAGCTATCTATGGTTGGGCAGGAGCAGATGTTGCCAGGTTTCAAAAAGAAAAGGCAAAAGACATAGTTTTGCCTCAATCTTATAGAGTGCCAAAAGCGGTGCAAACTATAGCTAATTGTATACTAGAACGTATACCTGAAGACAGAAAGTTGGTCAAAATGTGGCAACCAAGAGATGAAGAAGGAGCTGTTCATAGAATTACAGACATAGAGGATATATGGTTAAAACCCACAGGCTCTGTTAATGAAACTACATGGCTTATTTTAGCTAGAACACATTCTAAATTACAAAATATAAAAAAAGAATTAATAGATAGCGGTATTTATTACGAATACAAAAATAGAAAAAGTTATCACGAAAGATTATACAAAAATATTTTAACTTATGAGAGATGGCGTGACGGTACATTGCTATCTATCACAGAGTGTAAAGATTTATTTGAATTTTTAAATAAAGAATTTACTCACACAGAAGAAAGACTCTACGATCTAAAAGAGTTTGGTTATAGTATTACACAAGTATGGTACGAAGTTTTTGAAACACATCCAGAAGAAAGTTTGTATATGAGATTTATGAGACAGAATGGAGAAGACTTATCTAAACCAGCAAGGGTAAAGTTGTCCACAATACATGCAGCTAAAGGTGGAGAAGCAGAGAATGTATTACTTATTTTAGATAACACAAAAAAAATTAGAGAAGCAGTAGATAAGGATCAAGACAAAAGAGATGAGGAACACAGAGTTTGGTATGTGGGTGTGACACGTACAAAACAAAACTTATACATCATGGAAGCAAAAAAGGAGTGGAATGGATATGACATTTAAACCATACAAAAAACAAATCGGAGGATCACATTATAAAAATATGATTATGCAGCCGAGTGAGTTTATAAACAAGAACAGGTTGCCTTTTGCAGAGGGATCAGCTATAAAATATATATGCAGACATGCAGCGAAAGGAAAGGAACAAGACATAGAAAAAGCAATTCATTATCTAGAAATGATATTGGAAAGAGATTATGAAGATAGGAATCAACACACATCTAAAGTTACGTCTGATCATAGAAGAATTAAAAGAGAAGTTAGACAAAAAAACCATACAGCTAAACATTACAAAAAGGAAACTAGCAAAATATGAAAATACCAAAGTTCGAAGCACAAACAGAGTGGAACATACCAACGGAGTTTCCAGACCTTAGACAAGTTGATGAGATAGCTATTGACTTAGAGACAAGAGATCCAGATCTTATTAAAAAAGGATCAGGAGCTGTAGTCGGTAACGGAGAAGTTATAGGTATTGCTGTAGCAACCTCACATTACAAAGGATACTTTCCTATTGCACATTATGGTGGTGGTAACATGGACAGACAAAAAGTTTTAGAATGGCTTAAAGATGTTTTACTAGCAGATAGTATAAAAATATTTCACAACGCAATGTATGATGTTTGTTGGTTAAGAGCATTAGGATTTAAAATTAATGGCA